ATGTTCTTTGATAATAAAAGTAATATGAACAATGCTAAATTTGTAGGTGATATTGTTAATAAAACAAAGAATAAAGTGTCTGAGGTAAGCAACAAAGTTATACCTATCTCTTCTAATGAAGCACAATCACCTGAGGTTCAGGTTAAAGTTCCAACAGGAGATCAAGTAGCTAGACCAGTTCTTCCTAGTATCAACGAAGTAATTGACAGACCTTTATCAGCGCAGAGAGCTGAAGTATTATTCCCACAAGATGAGTTATTACAAGCATCATTAAAGAGGACAACTTAATGGCTTCAAATCCTAATCTTAGAAAAGGTGCAGCTAGAGAGATAGCAAATAGACTAGCTAAACCTGTTGCAGAAAAATATCAAAGACCTGCTAATGTAGAAAAATTTATGAAAGACTCTTTTGATTATCAAATGGGGTTGAACGCTGGAGGTAAGGAATCAACAGACGATTCAGGTATTACTAGATTAAATTTAATTGGTGCATCAGGAAAACCTATATTAGACAGCGAAGATAGACAAATTTTATCTATGCAGAAACCAACAATGACGGCAATGCCTCCAACTTTAAGTCAATTAGGTGGAGATTTTATGAGAGGACTGGGTAGCTTAATGGAGAATGTTAACCCTCTCTCCTTTATTCCAGGAGCTAATATGTTAATGACCGGAATAAACACAGCAAAGGATATATTTTTTCCTGATCCGCCTGTTGTAACCACAGGGGGCAGCGTCACAGGAAGTGTTACTGAAGAGCCTTTGAGTTCTGGAGTTATAAACGTTTTACCAAACAATTTTATGCCTATCATTAAAACTAAGCCTGACTTACCAATGGGTGACAGACTTAGAACAATGGACATGATGTACGATTTTATGAATTTACCAATTGATCAACCTGATCTCTACGGTTAAAATAAAACATGATTAAAATTACAGATGAATTGAAAGCACGAGTACAGGACCATGAAGGTCTAAGGACTTCTGTATACTTAGACAGTTTAGGCAAAAAAACTGTGGGCATAGGCCATCTCGTACAATCACATGAGCTCGAAAGATTTGCTGAAGGAGTAGAAATACCCATGGAAGAAATTATGGAGATATTTGAAATGGATTTAAACAGAGCGGCAGCAGGAGCCGATATGTTAATAGAAGACAAAGTTGGTCACGATTTGCCTCAACACGTGGGTGAGGTAATTCTTGAAATGGTTTTTCAACTGGGGACAACAGGCGTATCTAAGTTCCTCAAATTTTGGAAAGCTTTAAGAGTTAAAGATTGGAAGAAAGCTGCAGAAGAAATGAAAGATTCCAGGTGGCATTCACAGACACCGAAGCGTTGTGAATCCTTAGCTGAAATTGTAGCGAACACTTAAAGAGTTTTTCTTGGAAAATTAGGTAAAGTACCTTCTTCTAAATACCAAAGATAGGCCGCTTCCCAATCTTTTTTATATTCAGTTTTTAAAAATTCTTTCATAGCCTTATCAGAGTTGTGCTCTAAGGTAATGAAGTTTGTAAGTTTTTTTAATAGTTCTATCATTGTCATATCCTTTCGAAAAAGAATATAACGATTATTTTTTTGATTTAGATGTGCTTTTATGAGACTGTAGGTGATCTTCTATTGCATCCCAAACTTCTACGTTTGACCAATGATTTAAAACAGCCTTAGACACGTCTTCATGTAAAACTTTTAAAGTTCTAACACCTATTGGTACAGGCTTTCCTTTATTTTTATAAAGAAAATCAACTTCGTCACCAGTTAAACTTAGATAAACTTCACCACTTTGATACATTACCCTCATACTCCACACATCCCTTCACAATCATTAACAGTAACTCCTCCGAGTTCGTCAAACATCGACATTTGACCATTGTCCTTTGCTTTTTCATCTATATCTATTTCACTTAACGGTTTGCCTTCTTTAGTTACAAAGACCGTGTATCCTTCACGCATACCTTTGAATCCACCATTAATCTTTTTTTCAAACTCAATAACGTGATTAAACTCATCAGGGGCGGTATCTTTTAAATGTTTCCATTCTTTCCATGTTTTGTAAGGGCAAAAAGTACAAGCTGACCTGGGTGGCTTTGGCATGGCATGATCTTCAAACCATTTTTTACACATCGCTCTAGTGATGTTTCTATCTACCAAAGGATATACATTTTTAATCCAAGGTTTTCTTGCTTCTTTTACACGATAAATTTCATCACGAGATATACCCATAATCATTTCTACGACAGTCCCTTTTTTAACTCGTTGTCCTTTTTGATAACCCATGTGTTGTCTAATAAACTTGTGAATAGGTTCAATTTTATAGTGCCCGGTGCACTGACGGGTTAAGATACCCATGCTATTTTTCTTTGGGTCTTTGGTAAAGAAAGGTGGTGTTCTTGAAGTATGTAAACCTTGTGCCGCTTCAATAGAATCTGTTTCAATATTACCTGCACTAATAACATGAATAGGATAATTTTTAATCTTGGTCTTCATCCATTCAAACCATTCATAGACTTCTTTTGGCTCTGCCATCGTATCTGCAAATACAGCAAAGTCTGGCATGGGGCCTATCTCACCATACTCATACATAAATGCTAGAGTGCTTGATTGCACTCCTGCCCCTAAAGATAATACTCTAGGTCCTTCAATTAAATCAGCCATTGTTTTAACTCCTCTCCCATGACTTGCGTCGCTATGTTAATCTTATTTCTTAAGCTTTGTACAATCTTCTCATCAACAGTGCCTTCGGTTACTAAGTCAACATAAGTGACTTTTGATGTTTGTCCTATGCGGTGCACTCTATCCTCCGATTGTAGTCGGACTTCTAAGTCATAAGAGTTGCTATAATATACCACAGTGTGGCTCCTGGTTAAAGTTAAACCATAACCTCCTGTTTTAGGATTTGCTACAAAATATCTTAACTCTTCTTCGTTCTGAAACTCATCGATAATTCTCTGTCTCTCTTCATTTGACGTATCACCATAGAATGTAGCCACGGAACGCGGACCATGAACCTTACTTATTTCTTTTGCAATGGTTTGTATATCATGTCTATAATTAGCCCAGATAAGAACCTTACCTGATGTCTCTTCTAATATATTCATTAATTCTTTTATCCTGTTATTCTCTACTGCTTTTACTTCTCCGTTATCTAGCTTCACATGGCCACAAACTATCTGGTGTAGCCTTAGTATTTGTGTTAGTGCTGATAGTGCTGTCAATCTTTCTCCCCCTAATTCTGCTATGGCCATTCTTTTCATAGTCATGTACATCTCTAATTGTTTTGTAGTCATTGGCACATTACGCACTTGATATATTTTTTCCGGTAGATCAAGACAATCATCTTTTAACACGCGGTAAGAAAAATCATCTATCTTTTCAGCCAACTCATCAAGCCTTTGATACCTAACCACCATATTAAAATTATGTGTAGGCATATTTCTTCTAACCATTACACAATACCTATTCTTAAAAGCCCAAAAAGAACTAAAACCTAAAAGATCTTCGTCTAAGAAAGCGCATTGAGAATATAGATCTATAGGTGACCTGGTAACAGGAGAACCTGTCATAATTCTTTTGTACTTAATTAAAGGTGACATCTTTAAAATATTTTTTGTTCGAGCAGCTGTAGGGTTTTTAATAGTGGTGCTTTCATCAATGGCGACCATACATTTGTGAGAAAGAAAAAACTTCTTTGCAAAGTCAACTCCTTTTTTTGTACTAAACGCTTCTATGTTCATAAGAAATATTTTAAATTTATCATTGGGCAAAAAAATCTTATCAAGTTTTTTTCTTTCTTCTGCCTTGTTATCTGACCCCCAAACAAAAATGTCGGGAACAATATGATCTGGCAAATGATTATTTAGTTCTCTTATCCAGTTTTTATAAACTGTTTTAGGAGCTATAACACAAAGACTTTCTATATGTCCATTATCATAAAGATAACTAGAATTGTAAATAGCTACAAGGGTTTTACCTGTACCCATCTCCATAAACCAGGCAAAATTATCCTTCTCTAAAGCTGCACCTAATGCAGCTAGCTGATGAGCAAAGGGCTCCT